CAATCATTTGACTCTTATACTGGTTGTTTAATCGATCTTATAAGTATTATAATAAAGAGATTAGGATCCGATAAGCCTAATCTCACACACTAATGGTACGGAAGCACGATGGTCGTTATGCTAGGTACTAATTGATTTTTCGATTAGTGTGTTTAGTGCAAAATCTGTTTCTCGCAGGTAGAGCATGGGTAAAAGCGCCGATCTGGATCTTGTGAAGTGTAGAATCGGCGAAAAGAGCAACCTGCGCACAGTTTAATGCGTTGTAGTTGTAACTCTAGTTGTTGGAGTGCTTGGGGGGTAAGTGCGGATGCAACATTGATTTGAGGAAATTCCACTTCGTCACTCTGTGATACGGACTCTGAATTGGTCCTGCAGTAAAGTGAGGCGTAAGTGGGTGGTAAAACTGGAAAGGCCTCTGGTGCTGAAGGGGCAACGCATGGAGTTGCAGTCGCAAGTGTATAGAGTATTTGGATGCGGTGTATCGTTCCTTGAAACAAGGCAGTAATCATCTCGCATGAGTGCATCTTGAAACCATTGACGGATTGACGTTGGAAAATCGGTTTGATGGAAGAAGGCACGTATGTTCGTTCGACCTTCAAAGAAGCGGAGTAATATTCTGAGCCTCCTTCTTTGATCACAAGGGCAAAACCAGACCAGGAATCGGCCGTAAGGGGTGTCCCAGACGGACCCGTTCTCAATGAGTCGACGATCCTCGCTTTGAAAAGCTCGAGATTGGAAGAGGCTGACATGGTAATTTCTAATAATAGTCAATTCGTGGTAGGGTAGGTCGAAGAAGTACATTACAATGTCAAACCTGCTAGGTAGTGGAGACACGTTGTTTAATGTCGATCTCCTCTATAATGATAGTGCCAATAATTGGGATATTTTGTGAAGTGAAACCGGTGGTGCCGGCATTCGAAATCGCCGGGCATGTATATTCGTTGGTGTTAGCGCCGATGAAGTCGTGGCCGGTGATAGAAGACCAGTCGGAATCGGCGGGTTTAGAGATAACTTCGATCGAATCGAGGTTACTCACTTTAGCGACGGCTGAGCATTGGAAGGTCCCTAAAGTAAGGGAGTTCTTTTCAAGGGTCGAAATCCTGGAACCTAAAGCGTCAGTGACGGTAAGGGCCGCATAAGTAGCGTGAATTTCACTAACGCTCGTGCTCAGTGCATCGACAGTGGTTTTCAAAGTGCTTAGTTGATTAGCAACATCCTGAATGTTAGATGACACTGTAGCTAGAGAGGAGTCAAGTTCTTTTGGAGAGACGACTCGTTGACTGAGTGCCTGCATGACAGTCGGGTCAACACTCTTAATTGTAACGGATTGAACGTTCATTTTGATTTATACCAAACCTGCAAGGAGGTCTCCAACAAGGGGAACCTTAGCTAGTAGTTTCTTTAGGAGTCCTGATAGTATGCCTTGATCGTTACAAGCAGCTGGATAACCGTGATTCATTTTGTGTGAAATCTGGGCGGCGATAGACATGGCGTATTTGTCTTCATTGGCCCCGGGTTGGTTAAAGCCAGCCCACTCCGAACCAGGTTGTGCTTGTGCTTCAATGATCATACGTCCCTTAACGCGCACAGGGGCCGACCCAGAAATACCCTGATACCAAATGATCCCGGTATTTTGGTTTTGGTTATAGATTTTATCGACGACAGCACTGCTATTGTCAAGGGTTCTAGTGATCGTGAGGTCGTTCCTAAACCCGTCGCCAGCGAGGAAGGAGTCGTTGTCGGTGGTTGGTGCAGAAGGGCCGATGTAAATGCGATATTCACTAGCATCACCGACGTTCTTAATAAAGACGCTGTCAACACCCACGGTGCCAGAGATAAAGGCGGTGTTATTT